CTGTAGAACCTGTAAAACTATCAGGTATTGCTATTGTAGCATCACTGGATGTTTCAGGAGCTTCTGTAGCTAGATTAGTAGAAGAGGTACTTACAAATAAACCGCCTTCAGAAGTATCATCTGTAGAACCTACAAATACATTAGGTGTTGCTGGTGTTGTCATTAGATTAACCCTCTTCCATTAAAATTTATTTGAAGATTTCCACCAGATGCATTCCTCATAGCATCTTCATCATTCAATTCTTTTATTTCATTATTAAAGATTGATACATATTTTTGTGCTTGATCATCTTCTTGTGTAAATGAAAATATTTCTGCAAGAGCTCCCATAAGTAAGACTCTTTCATTTTGATCCCTAAGCCAATTAGGAATCTCATCACCAATAAATAAAGTTGAATTTGTATTTGAAAAAGTTATACTTACATTATCTTCTAATATTTGAGATGTGTCTACTACTACGCTATTTGTTCCTGCAGTTGTAACTTTAGGGGGTGCTCCTGTTGTTGGATTATTTACCACTCCTGTTCCTGATAACTCTTGACCGACAATTATCGATCCTGATGCTACAGGGTCAATATTTATAGTTGTGCTTCCATTAGTTACTCCATTTGTAGTTGCAGTAACATTAGCTGGAGTTAATGAGGCAGCTGCAGTAATTGCTTCTGTTTGAGTATCATATGCAGTTGCTCTATTAACTGAAGAAAAGATTATATCTGCATTATCTGCTAATGTTTGAGCAGTATCTAATTCTACTTCATCTTGAGTTATTATTCTAATTATTTTTGGAGGATTGCCTGTTGTTGCATTAGGTATGATTCCTACTCCAAGTAATTCTTGTCCTACAGAAAGAGTTCCTGATCTAGTATCATTAGTTATTGAAGTACTATTATTAACTGCTCCATTTATTTTTGCAGTAATATAATTCATACCAACATTATCTTTAGCAGTTGTAAAATAAAGATATCTTTGATTAGCCGCCAGTGGTAAAGAGGTTGGTGTCGCTAAAGAATTTAAATATTCTGCAGCATAGTTTAGGGCAGTTACTGCATACTTGGCATCTAACGCAGGTAATCTTCTATAATATAATAGCTCTATGCTATTAGCATTTCCTAATGTATTAAAACCTGGACTTAAATAAACTGTATTTCTCTGTCTAGCCCAATAATTCATATTAGAATATTTTTCAGCATTAACATCATTAAAAGTTCTTATATCTAATTTTTCATTAAATACTCTTATTGCTCCACTATTTTCATCTAATTCTTTTATTTGTATAAATTCAATAAGGTCTGCAGGTAATTTTATTTCAGTTCTGGTTAATCCAGATGTTGTTTTTATTGTTGCAGATTCTAAATCTGATTTACTGTATATCGCTACATTTTCTAATGGTGGAATTCTTAAAGTTCTATAAGCCTTATCTGCAGCATATTTTAAAGAATCTTGAATTATTGAATCACTCACAACTTCTTTATCTCTATTACACCAATTTCTAACTAACGTAACGAGTTCGGTATATGTTAATGCCATATCTTACTCCTAAGTGTTGATTACTAAATCACGATATTCCGTCATTAAAATACTTTTTAACTTCTTAAGGTTATTAGAATCACTCATAAAGTGTGGGTCATGAAGATCTAGTTTATGATCTTGAAATATTTTTATAGCAACAATATCTGGTATTGTAGCCATCTTTCTATATCCACCTTTACTTCTTCCAAAGTATTCTTGTCTATCTCTTTCGCTCTTAGCATGTTCTATATATTGATCTACATTTTGTTTTGCTTCCCATTCGGCTGTTTGTAGATCAAAACCAGCTTGTATGCCTTTCTTTTGATCTACAGTAGCACTTGAAAAGACAAAGTTATTTTCCTTTGCCATGTCCTCTATCTCCTTTACGGTCCAACACTTTCATCTGTTATATAGTTAAAATGTCCATTATTATTAAAGTAGCCAAGTCTAGCCTTAACTCCTGTACCAAGTACAACTGCTGGGATTGTTGGTACACCCCCAGAAGCTAATGGTGAAAAATGTGTCACCTTTCTTGTTGCACCTGTCTTTGTACCACTATTACCGCTGACCGAAGTCGCTGCTTGTGTAACTCTAAAGGTGCAACCAGTTGTTGGAACATGAGTAACGACTCCTAAAGCCGATACGTGTTCTATGTATTGCATTTTAATACCTTCTCCTATTTAGTTCTTACTATATTAGCACCACAACTGGCATAATTAGCATCATCTATTTTACCGCCATAAGCTTTGTATTGTACTTTCTTTTTCTTTTTCTTCATCATTGAATCCATGCCCATATTTTTTTTAGCTGGAATTTTTTCTTCACCCATTTTATCTTTTTTCTTTTTTTTATTAATTGGTGTTATTATAATTGGCATATCTATCTCCCTGTAAATATACGACCACCAGCACTATAGCCTTTAGCCATTTTAAGTTTACCACCACCATACATTTTTACAGTTGTATTTCTTTTACGATTATCTGTTTTAGTATTGCCCATAGCTGCTGATGGAGCAACTTTTTTCTTAACAACAGGTCCATCTCGTCTTGTTTTTCCCTGTTTATAATTCATATAATCTCTAAGACTTAAGCCTGATTTAGCTAACTGTTCTTTAGTAACTATTGGTCCTTTTTTAGGTTTTGCTTTTTTAACTATTCGAGGATCTACAGTAGCATTTGCTTTATTACCAATATAAGATTTAGATGCTTTTTGTTCAGATATAATTTTATCTTTCTTTTTAGCTTTATTTTCAGCATATTTTCTCATAGGGCTTTTTTTATTATTTGGTATTTTCTTTTTAGACGAACTAAATAAACTAGAAAAAAATTTCTTTGTTCCAGAAACTAAATCATCTCCAATTTTCTTTTTTGTTTTTGGCATATTATACTCCTATATAAAAAAAGGGAAGCCATGTTGACTTCCCCTTATAATAGTTAAGCTAAACCGTAAATAGCACCACAACCTCTTGGGTTACGTACTTCTAAAGTTTGCTCTTCAACCATCATTCCTTTGGTTGAATCTCCTTGCTGACCTACATCAACTTCTGCAAGAGGTCTTAATGAAGCCATTGCAAACCACTGTGGGTCGTAGATAAGTGCTGCAAAGTTTGCAACATCTACTGAACCAGCACCTGAGTGGGCAACACCATCATTTCCTACAAAATAATGAGCATTTTCAAGACCCATGATATAATTAGGTACAACCATAACATCACCAAAGTCTGACATATAGACATCTACTGACTGTCTTAATTTTCCTTTCTCATCAATATTTCTTACAACTCCAGTATCACTTACCATCAAGTCTGAGAAATCTCTTCTTAATTTTGGTGATAACATTACTTTAGTTGCTTTACCACCTTCTTCATATATCTTCTGCATTACAGAATCAATTTCTGAAAGTGATAATGAACCTCTAGTTGGTGCAGTTGTAGTTCCATTTATTGTACTACGGACAGTTGCTGTACCCACTGCATCTGTATGAGAATCAGCTGAACCAGCAGTTGTAGCAGCTGAAGGATTTTGGAATTGACCTACAAAGTTACAAGTATCTATACTATTAATAAATGATTGATAACCACCAGCAGATCTTGCATTTGCATTTTGAGGACTTATAGTATTTGAAATATTATAAGAGTGAATCATATCAAACTCAACGTCTCTTCTTAACTCTGTACCTCTTTTCTTTAACTGATATGCATATTCATCTGCAACACCAGCTTGATCCACAGCCCTTCTAGTTCCTGACACAGCAATGGTTTTACCGTTAATCTGTGTGTAGTTACCTAGTCTGGTTCTATTTGGACCAGAAATTGCATACTTAGCACCAGCTGCTGGAGTAGCACCTGTACCACCAGAACCAGTAGCATCAGGTTGAATATAATCAGTACCTTCACCGATTCTTGAATTTCCTGGGGCTTCTAGTTGATCTGTCTGCCACTCATGATAGATAGCAGTTGCTTTTGAACTGCCAATAGATGACATAAAAGGAGTTTCATCCCTTGTAATCATCGTAATAAAGTTAGCAAGATCTTCTCTTTGAGAAACATCTTTGCCAGCACCGCTAGCTGGACCTCCAGGTCCTCCAGTGCCTCTTACGCCTAAAATATTAGCCATTGTATTATACCCTCCGAGGTATTAAAAGTTTAATGATTTTTCTGCAAGTCCTCGAAGAAACGCCATTTGATCATCGTTAGATGCATCTTCAGCAAAAGCTCTTTGTCTTATTTTTGTCTCTTGATCTATCTCTTTCTGAGATCTAGTTTTAGCTTTTCTAACAGGAGCTTTCTTAACAACAGATGCTTTTCTTTTAGCACTGCCTTTAGATATTCCTTGTTTTAATCGTCTGTAGTCATCTACAAATTTAACTATTACAGGATCAGTTATAGTGTCTAAAATTTCTGGTTGTATACCTTCAGCTATAGCAAACTCTCTTATTGCTGTAGCAGTTTTTTCATTAAAGTCAGGTATTATCTCTGGAATAGCTTTATTAAAATATTCTAACTGTGCATTCCATTGTTGAGTATTTTGATCTTCAACCTGTGTTTGAACTTGCTTAACTAATTGTTCTCTATTATTTCTAGCATTCCAATAGTTTTTTTGTGCTTGTTCTCGCTTATCTTTAAGTTCATTAACTTCGTAGGTATCACCATCTTTTCTAGCTTGTTCAATCTGAGACTCGATGTCATGATATTCTTTTGCCAAGGCTTGTTCTTCTCGATACAATATAGCTGAAGAAGCTTGTCCAAGATTATTTATCTCTTGAAACTTTTTTCCGTATTCTTCATCTAATTGTTTTCTTGCTTCGCCAAGTTTTCGACCCTCATTAGAAAGATGTTGTTCAGTAGAATAACCTTTAATAAGGTCACTAAAAGATACTTCAGTTTCTTCACCATCTATTTTAATAGCGACTTTAGCATCTAAGTCTAAATCATCAGGAGTGTACACTTCAGCTTCTTGGGTAGACGAATCATCCTCAGCTGTAGCTTCTTCTTCTTCTGTTTCAACTTCTTCTTCAACTTCTTCAGTTTCGGCTTCCTCTGTTTTTGGGTCTTTTTCAACAGGTTCTTCCGTGTCTAACTCAGGAACGTCTTGCTCATTGGGTAGAGATTGTGTAAACTCGGAGTTCGCTACAATGTCAGCCAGCAGTTGTTCTTCTGTTCGACTATCCGTTGCTGTAGAGTCATCCAACTGGGTAGAGTCTACTGTTGCTTCGGTATTTTTATCCATTCTTCTTTACCTCCTTTTTAGCAGGTATTAATTTTTTTTCGTATACAGATTTCATTGAATATAAGTAATGCAATGTATCTGCATTCAGTTTAGCTTTTCCACCACTACGCATTGAATCATACTCAAGAGTATTTATCATAGCATTATAGTTATTTAAAAGCTTTTCGTAATCTATTTCATACATTATTGTCCTCCTGTAGGTGTGGTATATTCTTACCATACATCTCGAAGTTTATCATTTTCTCCTTGACACTACCTAGTGCCATAGCAGAACTGTAGAGGAACTCACGAGTTTTTGTTTCATGTGAATCAGTCTTTAACCACTCTAAGAAGTAATCGACTAATACTTCGCCATATACTTCATCAAAGAAGTCCTCCCTTTCTTTAGATGCAAAATGTCCTTTGACATGAGATTGCCTTGCTAACTCTTCAGGGTGGACTTTATGATGACCATAAGACTTTTTATTTCCCAGCCTCTTCTCGGCTGTCTGTTTATATTTATCCAATCTTTATTTTCCTTGGTTTTTTCTCTTCAGGAAT